AGGGTCCGACTCGTGATATGAAAATGCAACTTGCTAATTTTGCAAGTGGTGTGTTACCGGGCGGTGCAGAAAATCCATTAGTGCGCGCTCTTGTGGATGCGCCAAATTCTACTATAGCCTTGTCAGCGGCAGCAGCACTTCGCAAAGAACTGGCTAAAGACACGTTTGAACAACTTAAACAAGCTATTGGGGGTCAAGGTCGCTTTACGAACTTTGAACTCGACACCATGCTTAAAGCTAACTACGGCTTGGACACTCCCACACCTGCGATTGAGCGCATGATGAATGATATGCGCCGTGTTGCACGTATCGCAAAAGTCGAAGCTGCAGCGTTGGAACAGTATCGCAAAGTCAGTCTTTCCCATCCGACCCATGACGACTCCTTCAGCCAGAGTTTCTTTACGAATAAACTTCGTAATAAACTGGTGGAAAAAGGATTGTATAAAGAAGGTCAGATTAAATTGACGAAAGATGGTGAAGTGGTGCTGCCGAGTCCGGAGGGTAAATAATGGTTGACATGCCTGTTGATCGCAGAGCATTTGCCTCTGCTTACGATCCAAGAGTCGTGGCTGGTAAAATTCAGCAGTATGCGACTGAAATTGGCGTCGATCCTGAAATTGCTCTGCGAGTTGCCAAAAGCGAAGGACTCTACGGATATACTGGAGATCAAGGATCGTCTTTCGGGCCTTTTCAGTTGCATTATGGAAATGTAGCTGGTGGCGGGAACAAGGTCGGCGGCCTTGGAGACACGTTTACGCAAGTTACGGGTTTAGATGCTCGTGATCCGCGAACTGTCGATGCGCAGATACAGTTTGCTTTGAATGAAGCGAAAATTCATGGATGGGGCGCGTGGCACGGATGGAAAGGTGATCCGCGAGCGGGTTTGCCTGGAGGTCCACAAGGAGAAGCTGCGCCCATGCAGGCTCGACCTGTGCAGCCTATTTTGTATTCTGCGCCAGTAAATCAATATGCTTCTGCAGGCATGATGAATGATGCGATGCCTTTGCAAACTGCTTCGTTCCAACCTGCGGCACAGCCTGCTGCGCAGATGACGCATGACAATTTTTTGGATGACGCATTTTTGTCACCCCAGCCGATTGCCACGCAGCGCTCTGCGGTGCAAGCACCCGTTACGCAAGCGCCGCAGCAAGCACCTGCGCAAGCACCTGCGGCTATTACACATGATAACTTTTTGAATGATGAACAGTTGTTTGGTGAGAAGCCTGCGGCACAGGCAGCACCTACCCAGCAACAACAGGGACAGGTTGTTGGCAAGCCCCCGGAAAATTGGGGAGTGGGTCGTTCGTTTTTGCGCGGCGCGTCGATGGGACTGTCAGAGCCTCTTGAAGTTGGTTTGTCTATGCTTCGCCATGGAACTCATGGCTTGTCGCTCGGCGAAGCCTATCAGAAAGGCATGGAAAATATTGCTGCGTCTCGTGAACGGTATCGCGAAGAAGCACCGATGACTTCTATGCTGGCTGAAGGTTTGGGGTCGGCGGTTGGCGTTCCGGGTGCGACGGCGGCGCGTCTTGTCGGGACGGGTGTAAGGGGCTTACGCATGGCCGGAGCACCTCGCGCTGCTCAATTCTTGGCCGGTGAAGGCGGTATGCTTTCTCGCGGAACGCAAGCCGCTGCACAAGGCATGGCGTTGACGGGTGTGGAACAAGCCGCTGGTTTAACTCCTGAGGAAGATCGCGGTTTGGGCAACATTTTGATGGGCGGTGTTGGAGGTGTGGCAGGTCACGCTCTTGCCGCTCCATTAACTCGTGCAGTGCTACGCCCGTTTGAAGCCGCCATCGAACCCGAAATGAAAATCGTGGCGCAGGATGTGAATAGAAAGTTTGGACTTAACATCCGGCCTTCACAGTTAGCAGAAAAAAATCCCGATCTTAAAGCACTTGACGAAAGACTCGTGCCTTCAAGTGTGAAGACAAAACAGTTCATGGATTGGAATGCGGCTGTTGCAAATGATCTAAAACCTGGTCTTAAAACTTTGACCAAAGATACTGTCGATACGGAAGCCTCGAAGACTGGACAGGCTTTGGATAATCTTGTGGCTGGTAAAACGATGAATGTTCGGCCAGATTTGGCGAACGGTTTAATGTCAATTAAAAACTGGATTGCGAACGATACTCCAGCAAGTGATCCTGTGCGCAAAGAGTTTACAGATTTTGTCAGGAAGTTAAGTCAAGACATCCAATATGGCACAATTAAAGGTGAAAAATTCCGAAGAATGATCTCCCACAATGGATATATCAATAACACCTTCTTTGGAGCATCTAAATCTCAAGCCATGAAACGGGCCGGAGTGGAAATAAGAAACTTATTGATCGACTCATTCGAACTTGCAAATCCAGCAGATGCTGGAAAGTATCGAAAGTTGACTGAGCAGTATCGTAAATGGCTCGCGGTAAAACCGTTGGTAAGCGATTCTGGCGTGATTAACCCGCAAAAATTAGCAGCGCAAGTAACAAAACAGCGACTTGTTGGCGGGGATTTGGAAGATTTGGCGAGAGTTGGCAAGTATTTGCCAAAAGCTCCCCCGGCAGAAGGCCCTTCGCCTTTTGTCAAAGGTGCTGCTGAATTTGGAGTTCCCCATGCTGCGGCTGCGGCAGCACATGCCTTGGGCTTTCCTACGGTTGGGCTGGAATATGCGGCAAATATGTTGTCTGCGGGAAAACGAGCGCTGCAATTTCCAACACAACAAGCATTGATGGCTCCGTCATTAGCGGAGCAAGTATATCGTGGGGCGACTACGGCTCCCGAATATGCACGAAAAGCTGGCGGTTTCGCCACATTGGGCGGTGCGGAACTTTTATCTGGTTATGGAGCCCCGGAGGGAAGAAGATGAAAAAGGTAAGTGGAGCCCTTGCGGCCTTTTTGTATAGCACATCTGCACTCTGGGGTGCGACGTTGCTGCCGAACGGGCAACAGCAGTTCGTCGATGCGACGGGCAAGCCTTATGCTGCGGGCAAAGTATTTTTCTACAGCAATTTCCCGACATGCACGGTTCTGAAAAATACTTATCAGAATGAAGCTGGAACGCAGCTTAACACGAACCCGATTATTCTGGATGCTGCAGGTCGTGCCACGATTTTTGGATCGGGCGCGTATTGCCAGGTTTTGAAAGACGCGAACAATAACACGATCTGGACGAAATACACATCTGATACGTCGTCTGCGAGTAATTTAGGATGGGGCGGGACGAGTGGCGGAACGGCTAACGCCCAGACCGTGACGGTTTCCGCCTTTTCGAATGTGAATGGGCAGACTTTTTACTTCAAAGCTGGCGCTACGAACAGTTCTGCGCTTACACTTAATGTTAATGGCGGGGCTGCGATTAGTGTTGTGCGGGACACTCCGACCGGAACAGTCGCGTTGACTGGTGGTGAGGTTGTTTCAGGTAATATCATCGGTGTGACTTACGACAGTGGCACTGGCGTTTTCCATCTTGTGACGAACAACTCCAGATTGTTTGGTTACAAAACCAATGTGCCTGCGGCTGTAAACATGGATTTGAATGCGTCTTCCTCGCATGTTGTCAATGTGACGGGGACAGGTGTTAGTATTTCTGACTTTGGCGCTGGTGGTGCATCTGCGGCTGCAAACACGATCTTCTTTTTGCAGTTCAACGGCACTAACACAATCGTAGCGGGCGCGAACATTGCCACACCGTCTGGCGGAAATATCGTAGTGTCAAGTGGGGCGTCTTTGACTGTGCTTTATCAGGGCGCAAATTCTTGGCGGGTGCTGCAAGTCACGGGCGGATCGAGTGGCGCGGTTGGAATGGTTGCTGCCTTTGCGACCGGCACTTGTCCGACAGGTTGGTTGAAAGCGAACGGCGATACCCCAGCGCAAGCGACTTATCCCGCGCTTTATTCTGCTCTCGGCACGACATGGGGTCCGGCTGCTGCGGGCAATTTCACGCTTCCAGATTTCCGTGGAATGTTTTTGCGTGGGATCACCGATGGCCGTGCGACTGATCCGAACGGCGGTGCACTCACAGCGCAGGCACTTGGTGATTTCGTGGATGACAGTGTGGAAGCCCACACGCACACATACAATAACACTGGCGTATCTGCGTTCTTTTCTGCAGGCGGGGGTGGATCTGCTGTTGTTCAGAATTTAACCAGCACCGCTACACAAACCACTACAACGACACCTGCGGGCAGCACAGAAACAACCGTGAAGAACGAAGGGATTTTATACTGCATTCAGTATTAAGCCCATCGCATAGCAAGTGCGGGGTGGGATTAACCTGCCCCGTGCATTTCTCTCGCCAGCGGAACGTAAGTTTCTGTCCCCGCTTGACGCTGAATAATCCCCGCCTTTTCCATTAAATTCATAATACGCTCCGCTTTTTCGGCGGGAGTGCGTTGCGATAAAAACCGCAAGATTGTTGCTGCAGCAATCGGGGCGCGGTGCTTCACATAAATGCTAAACAAATATTGAAAAGTTTCTTCGATCACTTGGTCGTCGGAGCGCATAATCATGTCGCGGAAGATTTGCGGCATCAATTCTTCAATCTCAAGCAGCCAGCCTCTCGCCCGTTCGACATCTTGCATTCGAATAGCGAGTTCTTCGCCGCGAGCCATGGCGGAAGTCATCGCGAGTTTGACGGCAAAGATTGTTCCTCGACGTGGAATGTAGTTTGCAAGTTTCGGATGATCGGGAACTGGTCCCCATTTATCTTTGCGCCAGCGCTCCATGTCCGCGATAGCTTTCGCGTCCCATTTCATTTCACCGTAATAATCTGCGCAGGCATCTAACTTTTGAACAAGTTTCTTCTGCTCCGCGTCCATGTTTTTGTATTCGCCAAACAGCGGGACATCAGGCATGGACGAGGAATAGACCATTAAAAGTCGCGAGGTCCAGCCCATTGTCCATGCGGCCTCGGGAAGCAACGTCGCCAAGAAACCGGGCTGTGATCCGACGAGCAGCGTGGTCATGGGATTGTGAATTTCAATCGGGTCTTTCAAACTGTGGCGACGTTCCTCACGGTATGTTGCTTTGTGGTCGAACAACTCGTTAATGATGGATAGGAAGTTTAAGTCATGGGCGTTAATAAAAACACCTAGCTCTGCTGCGAAAACAAATAGGTGGTTGTAATCGAGGACTCCAGAGTTGTTGGGCTTGAGCACTGATCGTGCGGAACGTCCTAGCGCGTCAATGTATGAGGCGGCTGTGACGCTGTTCGGAGCGATGTGAAATTTCTTCGTGGCCTTCAAAAGCGCTTCGGCAGGATTGATCGCTTGCGATTTGCCGATACCCGGAGGGGCCACGAGCATTGTGTAGAGGTTCGCATATTGCGGACCTGCTTTTGTCATGCACCAAACACGTTTTTCTAACGCGCCAGAAAGCGTGGTGATCGCCGCCCATTTACGGAAAATTTCTGGTGACGGGCGCTCGTCAGTGAACGCCACAAAAGAATCAACAAAGTCCACCCCAGGCTCCCTGCATTTCTAAAAGCAAATTGCTATTAAAGTTTTTGTGAGAGCAGAGGTGTTCTTCTGCGCTCGTCCTTTTTGTTTTTCCATTTAGCCAAACCATCGGGATTAGAGTCTGGGTCGAAGTTGCCCCAGTTCCATCCGACTTTCGCTTCGCCGGGGACGACTAACTGATGACCGTCTTTTTCAAATGCGAGATCGAAATGTGAAAGAGCCTCGGAGATGATGTCAACTTCGTTAAGGTGTTCGGGGTATTGAAAGTAAAGAGCGTCGTGGACTTGGGCAATTAACTGAACTTGAGGCATGTGTTTCCAAACGCGCCAGAGGACTAGGTTCAGCCTCTCCGCCGTCGCGCTCTGTGGTGAAAACGCAATCGCCTCGCGGAGCGTCGAGTCATCGTTCGCTCGTCCGAAGAACGTGCGCTCTCGTCCGAAAGGTGTGATGATGCGGTTTGAGGTTTGGAGTTGTTGGGCGACCCATCTATGCCATTTTGGTATTCCTGAGAAACGCTCGAAATATCGGGTTTGGAATTGTTCGGCGACGACAACGGGGAGTTTGGCATGTCGGGCCATGGTCGGAGGTAATCCGCGATAATTGCTTCCGTGCCCGAGTTTCTTCGCCATGTCGCGGTAGGTGAGGTGACGGTAGAAGGGAGTGTCTGCGATTTTACGGTCGGCCTTTGGATCGTCTGTCCATCCCAATTCGGGCCAAGCAGTCCTTGCCACAAGAGTGTGAAGGTCGCCACTATAGCAGGCGTCCAGATAAGACCAATCACCGCAGATGGTGCCTGAAAGCCATCCCACTTCTCTACTTTCTGCTTGTTCCAAATCAATGCCGCAGAGTTTGTATCCGGGGTCGGCGACAAACATTTTTCGCAGAGACGAAGTAATGTTTTGTAAATTCGTGCCGGTGCCGAAAGCGTTTGTGCTGGATGAAAAGCGTCCTGTTTCTGTTCCTGCGACATTGTAAGAAGTCCTCATGCGACCGTCGCTGTCCACTTCCGTGTTGAGCACGGAGAGTTGTTTCACAGCGTCTCGGATAGCCAGTATGGTTGCCACCATTGGACGGGCGTGAAAGTAGTTGTCGAGTTTTTCAAGAGCCTCTCGGTCCATGGACAATTTGCGCTCCCCCTTCTTCGAAGTCCAGATTTCGGGGATACGCATGTGTTGAAAGAAAAATTCTTGCAGCATCTTTGGGGAATTGGCTTTGAGGGGCTTGTCCCAGACGGCATAAGCAAAACGATTGAGCAAACCAGTAAGGCGCTGGATTTCGACAGTAAGCGTGTCAATGCCTTTTTGCCTTTCGTAAGAGTCAATGCGAAAGCCCCGCTGCATCATGTCCATAACAGGGGCCTGGAGCGCGCGGGTGAAATTGTAAATGCGGGGCGCTGGGCCGATTGCACGAATAGCGTCGAGCACTTCATGCGTGATGCAACAGTCCAGACCATTGTAAAGCTGTTCGTTTTCTGCGAGCACAATGCCTTCTTGCAGCGTAGAGGTGTCGATGATTGGCATTAGAGCACCATGCCGCAAGCAACAAATAGCACCCAAACGGCTAACGCTTTTTCAGAACCAGTCACGATGTAATATGTGAAAGGCACGAATGAGAGGATGAGCGGTGAAAGCATTAGAGCAAACCTTTCATATGCAGATGGTTGAACACTCTGCGCCATGCGTAGCTCCTTACAATACTTACAATGGTAAAGATCGCGGTGAGGCTGATGTTTTCTTGGAGTGAAGGGTGTAGGTTGAACCATGGGAACACCAGCCATTGCGTCAAAAGGGAAGTTACAAATCCAGAAGCGGTGTTTAGAAAAGCCTCCAGAAAGGAATGTTTGCGTGATTGCATTTAATCATCCTTTTTCATCTCCGTGATTTTCTTCCCGCGCATTGTTTTCCACGCGGGTTCGGAAGTATAAACGCTGCCTAAAAAGCCCAGCCCCTTTTGCATTTCAGGATAAAGGGCGTGGTGATAAAGCATTGTGTCTTCGAGGCACGAACGAGGACGATAACCTTCTTTCATTAAGTATTGCAAGTCATAAAGACCGTTCTGGAAGATTTTAACAACGAACGGGTTTTCGAGAATGCTCCGCACAACATTCCTAGCATCACGCTCAAGTGTTGCGCTGTCCCAATAGTTTCCGCCTTTCGAGCGGTCCCAGAATGGAACGACCATTGCGTTTTCAGCGTCGGCGCTAAATCCGATCATCTCGATCATGCCGTATTTTGTTTCGATGTCGCAGGCGCTCTCAGCACGAATGTGTTGTGCGATCCATTCATGGCATTCTGCGATTGTCGGGTTGACCAAAATGCGTCTGGAGGGTCTTTTGATTTCTGGGAAAAGACTTTCGCGTTTAGCCTTCATTAAATCCGCGAGGGTAATCGGCCTATTGGCCCAATTACGCAAGACTGCCGAAGGGTGATAGGTCGGGAGGACTTTGCCGCCAGCAAGAGTTCCTGTTGCCACTGTCCCGCGTAGGCTTCCAAGGCCATTAGTGCCAAGCAAAGCCCAACAAGCTGTAGCCCCCAAAGCGACAGTGATATTAGGGCGAACTTCTTCCAATTCGACACGGAGGCGCTCCAGTTCTGACAGATATTCGGGGCGAAGATATTGTCCGACTTTACCTAAATGGGGGTGGGAATAGTCTTCGCCGCACTCAGCCTTTTTGCAACAAAGCGCGGTGAAGTCATTGTTTGGGGGACGCAGCGCCAGCACATTTGTAAGAAAGCAATCTTTTCGAGCAATCCCTGCCTCTTTCAGCATACGAGTCAGTTCTTGACCTGCGTAGCCTTGGAAGGGCTTTCCGACCATTGCCTCTTGCTCACCCCAGGCTTCACCGACAAACGCAATCTTTGCGTCTTTCGGACCAGAAGAATGAGCGAATGCTGGCGCTGCGTTGTGCATGTTACTGCTGCTTTGCGGTTAGAGCTTTGACAAGCCACATGGCTCCGGCTTCGAACGAAGTGATTGCTTGGCCGTAAAGTCGCAGTTCTTCGTCTTTAAGTTCGGAGCCAGCGCCGTCCGGCATCATGTCGTAGCAAAAGTCGATCAACTCTGCCGCAAGACGCTTTGCTTCTTTCACGTCTGCTTGTTCGGAAGGGTTGAAAGATTTGCGGACGATCTTTTCACCGAATGACAGATTTGCCATCAGCGGTTTTCCTCTGCGACGATAGCGAGCAGGAGCAAGCTGTAAACCACCATGTCGTCGATGCGATCACGGATGGGCTCGGACCGCGCACGGGATTTATTTTCGCGCACATCTTTGACGTATTGTGTGATAGTGTCGATGTGCTTGCCAGCAAGAAAAAACCACGCGGTTGACATGGGGACGCCCTGCTGGTCTGCGAGGCGACGGAAGTTTGCCAAAATGTCAGTCTTGTCGCCGTATTCTGCATTCTTCGTGGTGAATAGCTTTTCGGCCCGCTTCATCGCATCAGCCATGATGGTAAGCTGCGGATTGCTGCCAGCAAGATTGACGGGGGCGGCGAGAGAATGGGGGACTTTGTTCACAGCGGGCTCCTGTTGTGCGACGGGTTTGATGTCAGCGATGGTTTCGTAAAGGTCGTTGATGTCGATTTTTTCAGCGAGTGTGCTCATGAGGTTTGCTCCTTTTGCATGGACGATGCTTTCCGCAGCACACGCGATTGATTGAGGGCTCGTCTCGCGTTTGTCACGTATTCATCGTTAATCTCGAGGCCGATAACATGATCGGCTCCGAGGGCTTCTGCGGCCCGCAGCGATGACCCACCACCGCATGTCGGATCGAGAAATCTGGTGTTCGAATCGACAAACATTTGTAAAAAGTGCTTGAGGACTGGTTCGGGTTTGGTGTGGGGATGATGCTCCTTGTTTGTGGGGGAGGCGATTGCGTTGCTGACGGGCTTCACAAGCAGGCGATCTTCGCGAGATGCGATCAGGGCCGTCTCGTAAATGCGTCTGGGTTCGCGCTTGGGGTCCGGCACAATTCCCACGTTGTCACTCTTGACCCAGATTAGTGGGAAGTTGCAGAATGAAAGGTTGGGTGCGAGGTCGGAAAACATTTCGAGTGTGCGCGCTTGGATTTTGATGTCGCCGGAAAGCCAAAACACCAGATGCCCGGAATGGGCCATGATGCGATCAAGATTGGCGCACAAACATTCAATCAATTTGATGTAAACGTCTGCGCCGTCGTCGTAGCCAGATGTGGTGCGCTTGCCAGACCATGCGCCCCCGAAGACATTCACGCCGTAAGGAAAGTCGCAGTGGATCAGGTTGAAGGGTTCGCCCCGATAGGCTGGAGCCCAGTCGAGGAAGGACTCTTGAAGGATGGACTGGTCGGCTGGAGTTATGAGGGGTGCCGTTCGTGCCGATTTCGGCGGGGCGTCCGCCGATGCGCCGGTATGGGGGGTTTTTTGGCCGGTGGTTGCGTCTAAAAGGTCATCTAGGGGGTTACTACCTTCCACCCCTTCAAGGGCGTCATTGGCCGCCGCTGTGGCGCTATGCAAAAGGTTGCTAACCGCGTCCGCCGCGACCCGTTCATCCTCTCTGGATATGAAGTTGTAGGCCCGAGTCGCAGACTCCATCATTCGCACGTTATCGCGATGGAGTTCCTTGGCGACACGGCAGCATCGCTGCACCCACGCAGGGCTATAACCCAGATTGTCCGCGGTCTTCGTATAGTTCCAGCTATCGCCGTGTTGCTGGCCCAGCACTTCATGGATCGAAGCCATCGCGAGACATTGATCCTGCCAGCCCAAATCTTTACGCCTCAAATTTTCTTCGAGTTCGACCACGCGCTGTTCGATGGGCGAGAGGTCCGACAGTAATCGGGCCGGGATGGTTTCGAGGTCCAACTGGCGTGATGCTGTGAAGCGCCGTTCGCCTGCGATCAATTTGTAAGGTTGGTTTGCGGGGCCAGTTTCGGCCACCAAAATGATCGGCACCAGCACCCCATTCCTCGGAATGCTTTCCAAAAGGTCGTCGATTATAATTTCTTTTCGCTGGCGTGACCCACGGTCAATCCAGATGTCTTTAAGGGAAATGTCCATTACAGTGATCCTTCGTAACCAAATTGGTTTTGGCGAGTGTGAAGTAAGTTGTGATAGGCTTCGTCTGGGCAGACGATTAAATTTGATGGGCGATTATCGGATTTAACTCCGTTGATGTGATGCACGACTGCTCCAGCAGGAAGTGGTTTTCCCAAAGCCCTTTCCGCAATCAGTCTGTGTTCTGCAACTGCTTTGTTATTTATTTTCAGATAACGGTAGCCAGTGTGATGAACATGACCTGCTCCGTTTTCGTTCCGGCGAGCATCTGTCGAGCCATGATGGTAAAGTCGCTGCTGATGTTTACCGCATAAACAATTTGCATGAACTGGCCGAGAGCAATCATCGACAGAACAAATAGCAGTCTTGCGGGAACCTTTTGGTTGAGTGCGAATGTAAAGCGGATCGCCGTTTACAAGCCAGCGCTGATAATGCTTGCCACACCAGCCTTTGGTCTTGGCTACATTTTCGCAATCGTCAATTTTGCACTTAACCATTTCAGCCTCCAAGTGAGGGAGGGGGATTCCCCCTCCCTGCTTTGTTAGATTATTCGCCTTTGACGGTTTTAATCTGGTTTCTCGGCGGATCATCCGGGCGTTCCGGGTTGAAACGCTGCGTGATGTAAGCAAGAACGCTCTGGCCGACAGCCTCCGGGATCAGTTCGTCAAACGTCGAACCAGTCGTCTTGAGGCCAAGGGACTCCAGAAAGTCTTTCAAGCGGAAACGCGCATCCGGCGTGAGGTAGAAGTCCGTGGACATCTTGCGAGTCGAAAGGTCGATCTCCGCCAAGTCCTTCGGGTCCACATCATCGCTCGCGGAGTGGAACTTCAAGCCAAAACGCACGTAAGGCGTCTTGTTCTTGTTGTTATCTCCGTATTCGAACGAAGCGATTGTGCCGTGATAAGTGCCTTCCGGCAGCGCCATCGGCGCTTTCACATCATCGAGATTTACAGCGAGGAGGTCTTTGAAATTAACAGCCATTTTTTACTCCATAGTGAATAGACCCCGTGAGGGGCCAGTATTAGGACCTTTGGTCCTAATTCCTTACAGCCGCGAAATAGTCGGCTAAACCTGTTTCGAGCGGATAAGACGCTTGAACTTTTGAAGGTGCTGTGTTTTTGCACTCAATCGTTCCTTGAGACGTGGTGAAGATCTGCCGTTTGAGATTTTGCCCGCGACCAGAAGACTGCGCAAGCAAGACCGTGTTGAAGTAACGGCCCACTTTCGGAGGGAGAGCTTTTCCCAAAGTGTTAGGATAGTAACGCTCCGGGCCACTTTCGTCTCCCATCGGTTTGATGTGGCAGTTGATTATCACGTTGCATTTTACGGACTCGTCGTAGAGCATACGAAGAAGGTTTTCGACCAAAACCTGAGCCAAGCCCCAATCGGATTGATGCGGGTGCTGGCCGAGGCGACCGTTCATTGCCAAAATGTAAGACAAAGCTGCATCGGAAAGCATGGTGAGCGAGTCGATGACGAGAACTGTTTTGCTGTCCCATGTGGTGATGGGGCCGAGGCTCGTGTCGCCGTCTTTCCAATCGCCCAACATGCTTGTCGTGCGCTGCCAAACGCTGGCCTTCGCGGGGATCAACTTGCCGCCCACGTTTTTCATTGGCTCCGTGATGGTCACGTAATCCACGTTTGCGATGCTGTCTTTCGCGTAGCGGCCTGATGTGAGCAAATCGCGCAGCACATCCACGCCGTTGTCGAGATCGAGGATGCGAATTTTGTAGTTCGCCGCCGCAAGGCTCGCAAGTGCGCCGGTCTTGCCTGATCCCGAGTCGCCCACGAACAACAGCTTTGTGGTGTCAGCGGAGTGATGGTCTTTAAGGGATGGCATTATTGCATCTCCGCTTCAACAAGACCTGAAAGGATAAGTTCAGCAGTTGCTTTGTTTTCGCACACAGCAATTTTGCGATAAACGCCATCTCGATCTGCTTTGATGATGCAGAAAGTTGTGCCTTCTTCTATGTAAATTGCGTAAGAGGTCATGTCATGCTCCGTTGTAGTGCGACTGATATTTGTTTTGCCAAAAGTTCGTGAGGCGTTGTGGCGACTGCGATCCAGGTTTGCGATTTACGGTCGAAGACGATGATGATGTAACCGTCGTCTGAGTGGCGAACGATGTGGACGCTCATATGTCACCGCGAACTTTGAGCGGGTCCCAGATGCGTTTAGTGAAATCTGCGCGAAGCCACTCGTGACGCACGGATGGGGGAAGGCCGCAGATTTTACGGAACGGACAACCGCCATACATGCCGCAGGCTTTGTCGTTCATCGGCCAATAGTTTTGTGCAGCGTAAAGTTCGGCTGTGGCGATGTATTGCCCGAGGTCGAAATACCATTCTTCCAGCCCACTTTCAGTCCGTGGAACGACGCCTCGCAAGAAACGTGTGAAGGTCTGCGCGATCTGCGCACCGTCCACGATGATGCCTTCGATCTGCACGTTGTAAACGATCTTTCCCGCAATCGCGTAAAGCGACATCTGGTTGTCGGGTGTGAACTTGTCGAAGAACGACTGGTTGATTGTGGACTTTGTGGTTTTGCGGTCGAGCACGAAGGCTTTGCCATTAAGCGTGGCGAGACGATCAAGATGCCCGCAGAGCAAAATGCTTTCGCCTTGGAGTGACGTGTAGCCGCTGTCGAAGCGGAACGAAAGTTCGACCGCAGGCTTGCCATTCGCGAGGCGCACAGTTTCAATCGGATCGTCTTTGAACTGATCGAGATACCAAACGATGCTGCGCAGAAGCGTCAGGCGATTTTTGTTTGGGTCGTCTGAAATCCACGGACGATTTTTTTGCTCGTCCCAAGTGATTGTCAACACATATCTAACCACTTCACGCAGCGCTTCGTCATAACCCATGCCGCCGAAGCGCAGATGATCGTATT